TGAACTCTTGGGTATCTCAAGCGGAGCGTTCGACAAATGGCTGGAAAAGAGTGCGGAACGGGCGTCAACCTACTCACGCGCACGCGAGGCTGGCGCCGACGCGCTGGCCGACGAGACGCTGTCCATCGCCGACGAGGCCGAGCCTCAGACCGCTCAGGTGGCCAAGCTGCGTATCGAAGCACGCAAGTGGCTGGCTGGCAAGATGAACCCTGCTGTGTACGGCGAGAAGGCCGGGGCAACGGTCAACCTGAACCTTGGGGACATGGCGCTTGACAGCCTGCGCAGGCGCAGCACAAGCGTCGTCATAGACGTCTAGGTGAGGGGTGTTACAACACACGCAACGACCCTTGTGTGTGCTGTACGCTACAGGCGCAGCCCAGTTATCCACAAGTTATCCACACCTAGGGTAAACCCTAATGTGGACAGCCTGTGGATAACCCCCCCCGTCGGCGCCGCGGCGGGTGCGGCTGCTGCTGCGGTATCCCACATACCTCAATCCCTTAAAAAAAATTTTTCACTCATTGCACTGATGCACCTGCATCACCAAAAAAAATTTTCACAAATACACCCATACCCCATTGACACCTATCCCCGAACACACCGACAATCCCCTTGTCGAAAAAATTTTTTTTCAAAAACGGAGAAACCGATGTCACGAGTTGTTGCGTATTACCGGGTGAGCACAGAGGAGCAGGGTCGCTCGGGCTTGGGTTTGGACAGCCAGCGGTCCGTGGTGCGTCAGATGGCTGCGGCCCGTGGCTGGGGTTTGGTGCGTGAGTTCACCGAGGTGGAGTCCGGGACCAACTGCGACCGTCAAGCCCTGAAGATGGCCATGCAGCTCTGCAAGAACGTGGGCGGGACTTTGGTGGTGGCCAAGCTGGACCGGCTGGCGCGGGATGCCAAGTTCCTTCTTGGCTTGGCCGACAGTGGCGTGCCGATCCTGTTTGGTGATTTGCCGGAGATGGACCTGACGACCAGTGCCGGACGGATGCAGCTGACCATGATAGCCGGGATGGCCGAGTTTGAATCCCGCCGCATCAGCGAGCGCACGAAGGCGGCCCTGTCGCAGGCCAAGGAGCGTGGGGTGAAGCTCGGTGGGTCGCGTGGTGCGGCTGGCACGTCTGTGGGCGTGGAGAAGGCCGCGGCGGCGAACCGTGCCGCGGGTGCTGCCCGTGCGGCTGAGTTGGCCGACGTGGTGCGCGAGGCGGTGGCGGCTGGTGGTGGCTTGCGCGAGGCGGCGAAGCGTCTGAACGAGATGGGGGTGCTGACCCCCAGCAAGCGTGGGGTGTGGCAGGCCGTGACCGTCTCGCGGGTGCTGGAGAAGATTGGCTGAAAATAATTGTTGACAGGGTGAATACTTGTCTGAGAAAATAATATTTCTTTAACTAAACCGGAGAAAACGAAATGCAAAAAGAAGACCTGATTGTGGTGCTGGGCTGTGTGGGTGCCAGCGTGGCCATGCTGGTGATGTCTTTGGCTGGCTGGTTGCCGGGTGGTGGTCTGTGAGAAAGCGGTCCAAGTACAGGCCCAAGCCCGTGCTCACCGACCCGGTGGGGTACGTGGTGGAGAGTGCGACACTGCTGGCCGACCATGGCACCTATGTGGTGGACTGGAAGCTCAAGAACCACATGGCCATGGAGACCCTGATGAAGGGATTGGCGGGGAAGCCCCATCTGGACACGGTGGTGGCGGCTCGGAACGTGACCGAGGGGCTGATGGTTGTGCTGGGTGGCGCGGACGTGGACGGCACGCTGGTGCGGTCTGGGGCGGCTTTGATGGACGTCTGCGACCGGGCAAACGCTGGCAAGGGCACGACGTTGCGGGCTGCCGAGATGCAGGCCTTGCGTGACCTGATGTCCTTACACGACGAGCTGCTGGACGTGGTGACGGTGGGCCAGATGGAGAAAGCCATCGCCTACATCAAGAAAGAAATTCGGGCCGGACGGGCCGAGCAACTGAAGGGGATCAAATGAAGTACGTGATCATCGGACTGGCGCTGGCCGCGTCCCTCTACATCATGACCGGCTACGCCTTTACCAAGGGCTACGAGCAGGGCTACGGGGATGGGCGTGAGCGGGCCTTGATGAGCGGGGCTGAACTCTACAAGCAATGCACCGCGTGGTGGTTTGATGGCAGTGAGCCACGGGCCATCAAAGAGATCAACAAATACTGTGAACGGAGAATCAAATGAGCAGCGTACACGCAGTGACACAAGACTTGGTGTTCACCTTGAAGGTGGCGTCGTTCTACCCGATACCAACCGAGGAGTTGATGAAAGAGTTCAGTGATTGGGTATCTGCAAAGGGAAAAGAACACAACTTCGTCATATCAAGCGTGTCGGTTTTAGTCCAAAGCAAGGAGCAGAAATGAACAACACAAACACAGGTGGGCCAGCTTTCCCGTGCCCACGGTATATCAAAGGAATCGGGCCAGACGGAATGACCCTGCGCGATTACTTCGCGGCCAAGGTGGTGCCGACATACCTTGCCGACCCAGCTTTTTCAAATGTTACACAAGGAACAATTGCTCGGTTGGCATACGACATGGCCGACTCCATGCTTGAGGCGAGGGAAGCATGACCTCAAGAGAACAATTCGAGCAGGAGCATTTCGGCATCAGCCCCGGCAAGGTGGGCCAGCGGTACCACGCCGCTATGGCATGGGGTCCAAGCGCATGGCGAAAGACCGTGAAGTACTGGGCCGCGCTGTGGCTGGGCATCGTGCTCGGTGCCATCGGTGGCGGTGTGTTGGCTGTTGTAGTGGGGGTGGTGCGATGAACGAACAGCAACGCGCCGAGCTTGAGCGCATCAGAGATGTCTTGTACCCTGCGACCGGGCTTGAGGACTATGACGAGGAGATTATTGGGCGCGTCCTCAAAGACATCAAGGCACTGTTGGCACAATCTGTCCCTGTGAAGTGTTGGTGTCACAAGTGCAACGAGCACAACACCGTCAATGGCCTTCCATTTTCCATGACGCAAATGATCTTGTGCCCCGAGTGCGGCAATAAGCGATGCCCAAAGGCCAGCGATCACCAACTGGACTGCACTGGCAGCAATGAAGCAGGACAGCATGGCAGCGTTTACACCGCACCCCAACCCGTCCCTGTGCAGGAGCCTGTGGCTGTCGTGTCTGGTTACTACGGTGGGCAATGCGTTGTGTTGCCAACAAACCCGGCAAGACTGTTTAACTCCGGCACAGCCTTTTACACCGCACCACAACCCGTCCCTGTGAAGACTTACCACGATGGTAAGCCGTGGCCTGTTGCGCCAAAGCCTTGGGTGGGGTTGAGCCGAGACGAGGTTTTGGATATTGAAGAAACCACAACGCACCCACTTGCGTTTTACCAAGCCATCGAAGCCAAACTCAAGGAGAAGAACACATGAACGAAGCAATCCAAATCATGTTGCTGCTGGCCTTTGGCGCGGCGTTTGGCTTGATCGTGGGCTGGGTGTTGTGGGGAGAGAAACGATGAACTGGGAAAAAATGCAAGAGATCATCCTTTACGTGATCATCGCAACCGCGCTGGTAGGCATCGCGTTTATGTTCACCATGATTTGGATGGCCGCATGAAGACCCTCGCTGTTTTTCTGCTGGTGCTGTCGGCGTTTATGCTGGGCCAGTACCTTGACCAAGATTTGATTCAACAAAAGACGGAGGCCAAGTAATGGCGATTCACACGGACGAGGTGATCCGAAACCACCTACGAGAGCACCAAGGGCAGACCGTGACGCAGATCGCGTCGGCACTGAGCCTTGGACCGTCTCGGGTGCGTGCGGTTTTGAAGAGCATGGTGGACGTGTACGTGAGCGGCTACACGCCCAACACCGATGGGGTGTCTGGAAGGGCGGTCCCGAGCGTCGCGGTGTATTGCGTGGCCGAGATTCCGAAGGACTGCCCAGCACCATGATCAAGACTATCTTTGCGGACTTCATCCACATCTTCCAGCCACCGACGTCTGAGGAGATGGTGAAAGAGGAGCTGGAGCAGGCACGGCGCGAGCTGCTCAAGGCGCACAGCGCCGAGGAGTACGCTCGGTCCATGGCGCAATATCACCAAGAGCGGATCACCCGGTTGACCAACATCATTGAATATGGAGAACACGATGAACGAACGAGAACTCGACCTGCTGGTCGCAGACCTGCAGCATGAAAACAAGCAAATCAGAAACCAGCGTGACGCGGCCATTGAAGAAGCCCTGCGTCTCAGGCACACACTTGAGCACATCTACGCCAAGTGCATTCTGGCCGTTCAAGAGGGTGGACCCAGCCGTATTGGAGGCGCTCCACCGAGCCACACTGACAAGTCGTCGTACTGAGCAACTCAACCAACTTGGCGAGGCATTGATATGACGCAGGTAAAACGCAACGTCTTTGAGGAGTGGGTCGAGAGATACCAGAACAACCCGGTGGCCTTCGTTGACGAGGTGCTGGGTGTGACCCCGGACAAGTGGCAGATCAAGTTCTTGATGGCCATCGCCAAGGGCAACCGGCGCGTGAGCGTCAGGTCCGGCCACGGGGTGGGCAAGTCCACCGCCAGTGCGTGGGCGATGCTTTGGTACTTTATGACCCGCTCGCCGGTCAAGGTGGTGGTGACCGCACCGACCAGCTCGCAACTGTTTGACGCCATGTTCGCGGAGCTGAAGCGGTGGGTGCTGCAGATGCCGCAGCCGCTGCAGGACTTGGTGACGGTCAAGCAGGACCGCATTGTGTTCAACGCCGCACCGGACGAGATGTTCATCTCGGCGCGTACATCACGGGCCGAGCAGCCAGAAGCCCTGCAGGGTATCCACTCGGACAACGTGATGCTGGTGGCCGACGAGGCGTCCGGCGTGCCCGAGCAGGTGTTTGAGGCTGCGGCTGGATCGATGTCCGGCCACAACGCGGTGACCCTGCTGCTGGGCAACCCGACGCGATCCAGCGGGTTCTTCTACGACACGCACAACAGGTTGTCCAGCGACTGGGTGACGTTCCGGGTGTCGTGCGTGGACTCACCAAGGGTTTCTACCGAGTACGTCGAGGAGATGAAGAGCCGGTACGGAGAGGAGAGCAACGCGTACCGCATCCGTGTGCTGGGTGAGTTTCCACGGTCCGACGACGACACCATCATTTCCATGGAGCTGATTGAGGCGGCAAAGAACCGCGACGTGGCCCCGACCAAGTACGCGCCCATGATCTGGGGGCTGGACGTGGCACGGTTCGGCTCGGACAGCTCCAGCCTGACCAAGCGACGGGGCAACACGGTGACCGAGGCCAGCCGGGTGTGGCGCAACTTGGACCTGATGCAACTGACCGGGGCGGTGGTGGCCGAGTACGAGGCGCAGCAGGAGCAGGAGAAGCCAGAGTCGATCATGGTGGACAGCATCGGGCTGGGCGCAGGCGTGGTGGACCGGCTGAAGGAGCTGGGCCTGCCTGCGGTGGGCATCAACGTGAGCGAAAGCCCAAGTTTTTCCCCAAACCAAACTTACGCCAACCTGAAGGCCGAGCTTTGGTACAAGTGCAAGGCGTGGTTTGAGAAAAGGGATTGCCGCATCCCCGACGACAGCCGCCTGACGGCAGAGCTGGCCACCGTGCGGTACACGTTCTCCAGCACGGGCAAGACCCGCGTGGAGTCCAAGGAGGACATCAAGAAGCGCGGCCTGAAGTCACCCGACTGCGCCGATTCTTTGATCCTGACGTTTGCCGGTGACGCGGCCACGGGCATGTACGGCTCCACTGGTGGCTCCAAGAACTGGGCCAAGCCCCTGCGAAGGAATGTGCCACGGCTGGCGTAAAGGTGCGAAAATCACGCGCATGAACCTCACCAAATCCGCAAAAAAGATTGCCTCCGTGATGCGCGAGCACAAGGCTGGCAAGCTCAAATCAAGTTCGGGGCAAAAGGTCAAAAGCCGAGATCAGGCTGTTGCCATTGCTCTTAGTGAGGCCGAACGCGCCAAAAAGGGCAAGAAATGAAAAAGTACGACACGGACGAGAACTACCAAGACGATGGCATGAAGCTGGCCGAGGACGCCCAGCGCGAGGTGGCCGAGCTGGAGGAGGACGAGACCGGTGAGTCGTCTGCCCTGTTCATGGACGAGCACGACTTCCAGTCGGTGGTCTCTGCCGAGATTGAGGACGCCGTCACCTACATCGACACCGACCTCAGTCCGTCCCGCGCTCAGGCCACGGCCTACTACCGTGGCGACCCGTTCGGCAACGAGGAGGAGGGCAACAGCCGCGTGGTGGCCACCGAGGTGCGCGACACGGTCAACGCCATGCTGCCCAGCATCATGCGGGTGTTCTTCAGCTCCGAGCGCGTGGTCGAGTTCATGCCCCGTGGACCCGAAGACGTCAAGTCGTCGGAGCAGGCGAGCGACTACGCCAACTACGTCCTGAACCAAGACAACCCCGGCTTTATGGTGATGTACGGCACCTTCAAGGACAGCTTGGTTCGCAAGTGCGGCATTGTGAAGACGTGGTGGGCCAAGAACACCACCGTGCGAACCGAGA